GGACGGCGGCTTCAACTTCGAACTGACCTACGGGTCGTTCGACGACTACCTCGCCGGCGCCTTCTGCTCTACCTGGGGCGCGCCGGTGTCCGGCGTGTCGACGCTCAAGAACGGTGTAGTGAAGCAGCCATTCACCATTCAGAAGCACTTCACCGATATCTCGGTGCCGGAGTTCCACACGTTCACCGGCTGCTGCATCGAGGCGATGGACCTGAAGTTCGACATCGGCAAGATCGTCACCGGCACGTTCACCGTGATGGGCGCGAAGGTCGTGCAGACGGAGACGGCTCCGACCGGCGCGACCTACGCCTCGGCCAACACCAACGTGCCGATGAACGCGGTCACGGACCTACAGAACTTCGCCATCGACGGCGTGCCGTACTCCGGCTGCATCCAGTCGCTTGGACTGGCGCTCAAGAACAACACCCGTGCCATCCAGTGTCTGGGCAGCATCGGTGCGAAGGACATGAAGCTGGGAACCCTCGAGGTGACCGGCGACATGGTTCTGTACTTCAACGACGGATCCATCTTCGAGAAATTCGTGGATGGGACGGAGTTCGCGTTCGGCTTCGACATCACCGACGAGGCCGGCAACAAGTACAGCTTTTCCATCCCCAGGGCCAAGTTCGAATCCGGCGAGGCTCTGGCCGGCGGGCGGAACTCGGACGTGATGGCGAACCTCAAGTGGCGCGCCCTCTACGACACGACGACGAACATGGTGATCTCGCTGGCCGCAACTCCGCATCCGTAAAATCATGTTCAATGCTGACGAAGAAAACACCGCCGTCACAGACGGCGTCTGGCGCGAGTTCAAGGGCTCCGAGTTCCTGATCGCGCATCTGTCGAGCGTGCCGTTCCAGCGGGCCCTGGCCCGCCACCAGCAGCCGCACTCGAAGAAGCTGGCCGAGGGCAAGCTCGATCCGGAGATCAACCGACGCGTGGTCGCCAAGGCCATGTCGGAGGGCCTTCTGCTCGACTGGCGCAAGGTGCAGGGCGATCCGGTCTACACGCCGGAGCTCGGCTACAAGGCACTGATGAAGCAGCCCGACTTCCGCGACTTCGTCTCGTCGGTGGCCGCCGACCTGACCAACTTCCTGAAGGAGGAGACCGAGGAGCTGGGGGAAGACTGAGGCACTGGATCGAGTGGCGCTTCGAGTGGGGAGAGCAAGAGCCCAACCTGAAAAGGATGGAGCTCGAGTTTAACAAGACCCCTCAGGCGTTGCTCGACAAACCAGTGCTCTTCGGCACGGCCGCCGAACTTGCCCAGGCGTACAACATCCTGGCATCGCGCCGGACCTCCGGAATGGTGCCAAACCCGATCAATCTGTCGGAGATATTGGCGTTCGTTCAGATCTACGGGCGTCCGACCATCGCGATCGAAACCTTCGTGGAATTGATCGGGACCATGGATATGAAGTACTTGGAGCTCTTCAGTGGCAACCTCGGCAAACATTCAGGTAAACGCTAACACGCAGCAGGCGGTCGGGGCCTTCAACAACCTGGCCGCCTCCATCGCTGCCGCCCAGCAGAATACCCAGCAACTGAATGTTTCCTTCTCCGGCACGACGCAGCAGGCAAACGCCTTTGCCCAGGCCATCGGCACGGCCGGCGCACAGCTCAACCGGCTGAACCTGAACGTCAGGAACGTCAACTCGGCGTCGTCCGACTCCATCGACATCCACAAGGGATTGCTCAGCACGTTCGATCAGCTGTCGAACGTGCTGAGCAAGTTCTTCGGCGTCCTGAGCATGGTCGCCTCCGGCATCGAGCTCGTGTTCGACTCGCTCGTTCACGAGATGGACAAGATCCAGGGCTTCAACGCCATGATGCTTGTCACCACGAAGAATTCGCAGGACGCAGCCAGAACCTACGACTTCCTGCGCGCCACTGCCGACAGGCTCGGTCTACAGTTCGACGCGGTGTCCAACAACTACGCCAAACTGGTGGCTGCACTGCCCGAGGGCAACAACCGTCTCAAGACGGCGGAGTCTATCTTCCTCGGCCTGGCGGAGGCCGCCCGCACGCTCCACGCGTCCAACCAGGACACCCAGCTCATGTTCTACGCCGTCACACAGATGGCGGCCAAGGGCGTGGTGTCGATGGAGGAGCTCCGCAGACAGCTTGCCGAGAAGCTCCCCGGTGCTCTGCAGATCGCCTCGAAGGCCGTCCACGCCTCGCAGGCCGACTTCATCGCTGCGGTGAGCAAGGGCTCTGTCGACTCCGCGAAGTTCCTACAGTACTTCGGCGACGAGCTGCAGCGGACGTTCCACGATTCGTCCGAGAAGGCCTCGACCTCGGTGTCGGCCGCCATCAACCGCCTCACCAACGTGTGGGTGGACTTCGTCAAGAACGTCCTGGACTCAGGCGCAGGTCAGTCGATCATCAACATATTCGACGCGCTCCGCCAGAAGCTCTCTGACCCGTACATCATCAGCGCGTTCTCCGAACTGGTGAAGGAGCTCGGCGACAAGATCACGGGCTTCGTCAGGGGACTGAGCGCCGACGACATCCACAAGGGCTTTGACACCTTTGCCAAGGGCGTGAATCTGCTCACGGACGCGCTCGGCGGCCTCATCAAGGCGATGACCTGGCTCATCGACCACGCGCCGGTTGCGGGCGGAGCCATCGGAGCAGTCGGCGGAGCCGTGGTCGGTGCGAAGTTCGCTGGCGGCCTTGGGGCTGTTGTCGGTGGACTGGTCGGCGGTGCTGCCGGCTACGGCATCGGCAAGAACGTCGAGGACGCCAACGCCGGCAACGGAATCGACGACGCCAAGGTCAAGGCCGACGCCGCCCTGAAGGCCCTCATCGACAAGACCAACGCGGATCGTGCCTACGCCGAGGCCGCCAACAGTTTCACCAACGCCCTCGACAAGGCGACGCCGGAGTTCAAGGCCGAGGTCAACAAGTACTTCAAGGCCCAGAGCCTGACGACCGCCCAGTTCAATGCCCTTGCAACCATCCTGACATCGGAGACGTACAAGACCGAGCAGCAGAAGGAGGGCGCGGTGGAGGATCTGGCCTCCTTCGGTCAGCTGATGAATCCGCGCGCTACTGGTCTGAAGGACGTGCTGAACGGCAAGCAGAAGCTCACGCCTCACGAGCGCGCCCTCAACGCCACGCAGGAGCGCGCCTATGGTCTGGACGCCGACTACGCCGATCAGATGGCGAATCTGAACGAGCTGTACCACGTCGGACGTCTGACGCTCGAGGCGTACAACAAGGCCGTGGTCGACCTCGTGATGAAGCAGCCGATCGAGAAGGCCAACACCGAGGCCCTCAAGAAGGCTCAGGAGGAGTACAACAAGGGCATGGAGCTGGGCATCGATCAGGCCCTGAAGCAGGTCGAGGTGAAGGAGAAGATCAAGACTGCCTGGGCCGACGAGGTCCGCGCGTCCACCCTGTCCACGGCCGAACTCGCCGCGTACAGTGAAGCGGTCCGTACCAAGAACGAGCTCGAGAAGGCAGGTGTCGATGTGACCGAGGCCGACTTCCGCGCCATGATGCAGCGGATCGAGGCAAAGAACATCGAGATCGCCCAGAACAAGCTCGGCAACTCCATCATCGATCAGACCATTGGCAAGTACGACAAGTTGATCAAGGAGCAATCCGCAATGGAGAAGCTCACGAAGGATCCGAAAACCGGCTTCACGAAGAAGGATCAGACGGACTTCACGGTCAACCAGGACCCGAACATGAAGGGCTCCGATCAGTGGATGGACGCCCAGAAGAAGCAGCTCCAGGAGTATTACGATTGGGTGGACAGCCTTCGCAAGAAGGACGTCATCAGTGAGCAGACCGCTCAGCAGGCCAAGGGTCTTGCCCAAGTGCAGTACCAGCAGACCTTGCTGTCCGGCACAGATCAAATGTTCAAGGACCTGGCCACCCTGTCCAATTCCAAGAACAAGGAGCTCTCCCGCATCGGTAAGGCTGCGGCGATCGCAGATGCCACCATCCAGGGCTACCTCGCCATTCAGCGCGCCATCGCAGCGCCGCCAGGATGGCCGTACAACGCCGCCGGCGTCGTGTCGGCCGGCGTGATGACCGGTGCCACCATCGCCAAGATCATGTCCTCCGGCAGCTTCATGTCGGGCGGCTACACCGGCGACGAGTTCGCCACCGACGAGGTCGCGGGCGTGGTCCACGGTCAGGAGTTCGTGGTGAACGCCTCTGCCACCGCGAAGAACAGAGCAGTGCTGGAGTCGATGAACCGGGGCGAGGCGGTCCGCTCCAACGCCGCGTACTCCACCGGCAGCAACAGGCTTGCCGGCATGCAGATCGAGGTGCACAACCACGGCACACCCCAGGACTACACCGCGGTGCAGATGACCGAGAGCCGCGTGCGACTGATCGCGCAGGACGCGGTCAGGACCGGCGCACCGAGGGCCGTCGCCGATGACATGCGCAATCCCAACGGCGTGACGTCCAAGTCGATGAAGCAGAACACCCTCACCGCTCGGAGGCGCAAGCTGTGACCATCCCGAAGCT